ATGCCGACCAGCTCATCCTTGGTCAGACCCGCGGCACCGCGGGTCGACTTCAGCGTCGCTTCGAGCTGCGCCATCTCGCGCCCGGCATCGATGGTGTTCTGCAGGATGCGCTGGCCAACGGCACCACCGACGACAGCGCCGATGATGTTGCCGACAGCTCCGCCCACGATCTGAGCGCGGCGCTTTGCGTCCTGCGCGGACTTCTCCAGCAGGCGGTTGGCGCGCCCCATGTCCGACTCGAGGCGAGCGAGGTTCGCACCGATGTCGATTGTCAGTGTGCCGAGTGCCATGGGTCACCTAAGAAAACAGGGAGTCGATCGCAGCCGAGTGCTGGTCGGCGTCGTCGTATTCGATTGGAGGCATGGTGTCCGTCCGGATCTCATGCTCGACGCGGTAGAAGGCTTGCCACTCGACGAACTCAGCGGCATCCATGGTTGCCTCGAGCTCCGCGACGGTACGGCCGAGTTCGCGAGCCAGCCGGTACAGGAAGTACCGCACCGGCTCGCGTCTCAGTTTTTTGCGACTTCCTCGACCGGATCTTTCTGCTGGACGAAGAAGCCATTAAGCGCCCCTGCTGCGTCGACAATGCGTGTCACCGGCACACCGTCTGCCTTGGCCAAAGCCGCGAGATCGTCGGCACCGAACATGGGCTCGCCAGACTCGTCCAGGATCGATCTGATCAGCAGCCGAATCTGCCAGTCGCGGAAGGCCTCTTTATGGGCGGCAGGATCGCCCTCGTGATCCGAACCCGAGCGGATGAGGTCGGTAAGCGCACGACCGCGATCGGCCAACGTAAGCGCAGTGATAGTGACACTACCACCCCACTCCGGAACGTCGACCTGCTGCTGGCGACGCTTGGCCCCGAGGATCTGTTCGCGCGTCAGGGAGGTTGGCTTGCTCATTTCACGTCCACCACTTCACCGTCGATGGTTACGGCCAGGGATGCGGTGTTGACGGCATCGACGCCTCCGACATCACTGAAGCTGCGCACCAGACCCTGCCAGACCTTTACGAATCCGTTCTTCTTGACCAAGCGGAACCACCGGGGCTCGCCGTCCGCCTTGGCCTTGTTGGCCTCGATCTGGAACGGTTCGTCGTCCACGCGCTGCATCTCGACCGACATACCGCCGAAGTCCTGCAGGCCGAGCAACTTCTCCTTGGCGGTGCTGACCATTGTGGTCTTGTCGAGCTCGGAGGCTTGCCCGTCGAAACCGCTGTAGCTCTTGTGCTCAACGGTTTCGAGCATGACGATCGCGCTCGCGGTACCGCCGCCGGTGAAGGCCTCGAAGCCGGTGCTGTCCACGCCATAGAGCACGAAGTCGTTGGCGGTGGGGCTGCCGACGATGCCGAACGTGCCATTCAGCTCGGTCATGCCTTCGATCTCATCCAGAGCAACCACTTGGCCGGCGACGAAGCCGTGGGCCGCGCTGGTCACTTTGGCCGGGTTGGCCTGAGTGATAGCGGTAATTTCCTTAGCGACAGCCGCAGCAGCGCTCAGCTGCTGCATGAACAGGCGGGTGCCTTGCGACGAGATAGCCCGCGATACTTGGGTGCTCATTGAGTATTGCCTCCAAAAGAAAGGGCCTCCGAAGAGGCCCTAGGGATGGTCGCGGCTACTGCCAGACCGAGTAGTCCAGCACCACGCCGCTGGAATCAGTTTCAAAATCGTAGATGTCCTGATCGCCGTTGAAGACCAGGTCGAACAACTCGCTACCTGCAAGCGCCTTCTGTGCAGCTTCGGCCAGGGCTTTCGCTTCGGCGTAGCTGGCAGCCCAGCAGTTGAACTGGATACGCGCGCTGCGGAGGTCACTGGAAGCGACTAGCGTCGCCTGCCTCGCACCGGCGATCAGCTGGTAGGTGATGTAAGGAAGCGCCGTGCCGCTCGGCGCGAGCATGGCGTGTACACGATCGCCAAGCAGGGCCACGACCTCCGCGCCGGCCAGCAACGCCATACGCACGTCGATTTCGATCATGCTGCGATCCTCGCGAGCTTGGCGGCTTCCTTCTCGACCCGGGTCTTCATGTATTCCTCGAATCGCCGGAGGGCTTCGAATTTCTTGGCCTCGAACGCCGGGCGCAGGAAAGGTTTGGCGGCCATCTTCTCGGTGCCGAACTCGAGGAAGATCCAGTAGAAGGGATCGTCCGGGTTGCTCGACGATTTGAGCCTGCTGCCGCGCCGCCCGATGGCCTTCTGCACGGCGATGAACTGTTTGATCTGCTTGCCGCGGAGCTGACGGACGCCCACATAGACGGCATTCTTCTGCTGCCGCGAACGGCGCACCGTGATCGCATCGCGAACCGTACCGGGCTTTCGCGTGTCGGTAGGCTCCTCAAGTACAGGCGCCCTGGCCTGGGCGTCGATGCGAATCACCTGAGCAGCGGCGCGCAGGCCGCCCATGATGGCATTCTTCTCCAGCTGCGCTGGCAGCGCGCGGAGGCGGCCCTGGATAGCGGCCAAGCCGTCCAGGCGCACCTGGCCCCAGTCGTCAGACATTGGCGTTCACCGTCTTGCACATCAGTTTGGTCATGTCGCGCTGGTTGTCCGGCAGCGCCGCGACGATCTCGTAAATCATCGCCCCCTCGACCAGGCGCATTCCCGCGGCGACGCCGGGGCGATACCGGATGTTGATCTCGACGGTGACGGATGATTGCTCAGCAGCGGCACCTAGCCACGCGCGGCCGGAGACCGACCTGATCTCGGCCCATATCTTGGCGAGCTCTACCCACTCGGCCGGCGCTGGCTGGCCAAACGCATCAAGGGGGGCACCCTGCCGCTGCAATGAACAACGGTGCCGCATCGGGCCTGCTCGCATCAGAATCGCTTCCTGTACCAGAGCAGCCGCTCGAAGCCGAGCGGCAGCTCGGTGGCGATGGTGCCGGTGACTACTGCTTCACGGTTCGCGTACCAGTGGGCAACCAGCAGATAGACCGCCTGCCAGACGTCCGCCGTCAGCTCCATCTGATCGGGCGTCATCTCAACGCCAGGGACTGGAACTACCAGCGTGCGGTCGCAATGCTGCTCGACATGAGCGAGCGCCGCGCCCACGTACCCCTTGATCAGATCGTCCTCGGCGTCCTGATCGATACGCGCCTGAAGCTTCACCCGCGCGAGTAGCGCGGGATCTGCCGACCAGTCGATGACCATTATTTGTGCTCGGCCGGGCCGGTGGGCTTCAGCTCAAGTCCTTGGCCGTTCGCCTCGGCGGCGGCCTTGGCTTTCGCTTCGGCATCAGCCTTGGCTTTCGCCTCAGCGTCGGCCTTGGCCTTCGCCTCGGCATCAGCCTTGGCGTTCTCGCCCGCGGCCGCGCGCGCTGTTTTCCTCCGCGGTCC